TCTTCCTTGACCTTGCGGAGCCAGAGGTTAAATTGCATGTGGACGCCCTCGATGGTGACGAGGCCGACGCTGCGGTCATTCACGTTGAGGCGGGGCTTCGTGTCTTCTTCGCGGGTGACTTCACCCGCTTTGATGCTGTTTTGGAGTTCGAGCGGGGTGAGCTTTTCCTTGTGGGCGCGGTCGAGCCACTCTTCGGCATCGTAGGAGTTGGCGCAGAGCTTCGCTGCGACGAAGGCATGGGCATCGCTGGGGGCGGAGGGGTGAGATCCATCGAGCTTCTCGAGTGCTTCGGAGGCCTTGAGGTCTTTAAATTCAAACTCCAGTTGCTTTTCGGCGGCAAGCACGATGGCGTCGCCAAATTGGCGGCGGCCTTCCATGCGCCAATCGGTCATCCACCGGAGACTAGATCCCCTGGCGGCATGGACGTAGCGCCCGATTTGCTCCCACTCTTCTTGCGTCGGAGGGCGGGTAAACATAAGGGCGCCTTGCGAAAACGTGCAAAGGCCTTCTGGTAAGGTGAGTTCTTTATTGGTCATATTATTTATGCCTTTCTTTTTGCCCACGATTTGGTTGCGGCGGCGCGGTAGGTCTCCCGTGAGCTGGAGCCTTTGCGAAATTTAAAGACGTTGATTTTGAGGAGGTCGGCCCATGTGGTGACGTAGTAGCTCATGAGGGCGCGGGTGACTCCGAGCTCTCGGGCGACTTCGGCTTGGCTGTGGGTGCCGTTGAGCTCGGCGAGGCCGGTGGCGAGGGCGAGGCCACGCACCAGGGCGCGGAGGTTTTTTGTGGGCTTGCAGAGGAAGCTCACGATGAGGTTGAGCTGCTCGGCTTTGGCCCATTCGATCTCGCGGGCGATGGTGGAGAGATGCCAGGCATGGACCCGCTCGGCTTCCTCGAGACCGAGGCGGAGATCTTCGGCGAGCTTCCACTCGGGGCGGTCCACGTCGAAGGCGGAGTCGGGGTCGGGGAAGGATTCCAGATACTCGGCATCCACGGTGGACAGGGCGGAGATGGGGGTGAGGGTGGCCTCGATGGTCGCTCGATCGAGGGGCTCGAGGCCGTCGAGCCAGTTGCGGAGGAGGGTGTCTTGCTCGATTTCTTGAGGCGTTTCCTTCATAGAGATCAATCTTGGGCGAGTTGGGCGCGGAGTTGGCGGAAGGCCTCGCGGATCTCTTCGGGGGTGGCGGGGTCTTCGGGTGGTTGAGGGGGCGCGAGGGGTTTCGGGGGAGATTGGCGGCGGGTGAGGCGCTCGACGGCGGCGAGGTGGCGGCGGGCGGCGGAGAGGTGAGCTGTGAGAGTCATGGGTTTTGGTGGGGTTATTCGGTGTCTTCTTCGTTATACCGGCGGCGGCGGGCCTTGCGGGCGCGCTCGCGTTCGCACTCGATGCCGAGATGGAATGTCGTGTAGAGCGACATCAGGATAAGGCAGGCCGAGATGATTGCGGTCGTGTCGCTCATTTTGCTGACCTCCTTGCGAGCAGATCGTGGAGGGCGTTGCGTTGGCGCTCGAGGCGTCGGCTGCATTCGCGGAGGGGGATGCCGAAGGTTGATCCGGACGCCTTGACGGCGGCCTCGGTTTCCGGTGTCTCGGTTGTCCAGTCGGTCTCAGGAAGGGCCTCAGCCTTGTCGCGATTGGCGAGGATTGCGTCCCAGTCGGCGGCGCTCACCGTGCAAGCCTCCAGGCGAAGAATGCCATTGAGATCACCGGCACGGTGAGGGTGAGGAAGTCTAAAAAAAAGCCGATGCTGCGGCAGATAGTTTGTGGGTCGTAGAGGTCGATCATAAAATATTTTCTTTGTCTGAATTATTTTTTGCAAAGTCTCTCGCGATGAGAGATTGGATGTAACTCGAGAGAGTTCTGTGTTCCTCGCGTGCCTTGCAGAGCGCCATTTCAAGCATCTCTGCGGGCAGTGAGATTGATTTTTTGATGGTGGTTTGTTGTGGGTTCATTTGCTACTTCTTCGCGAAAAGTAGGAAAAAGAAGGCATGGGGTCAATACCTTATTTGGGAAAAAGTTGCTTTTTTTCTTACCTAGTGCGAAAGTCCCGCATGCCCAATGATCCGTGTGTAAAAAAATCTATCTCGATGCCTGAGAGTTACTATCGACTCGCAAATATCCGCATCGAACAAGAGCGCTTAAAAGGCCTCACCGAATACGTTCAAATGCTGATACGCAACGACACCACTCACTTGGTGAACGTGGTAAAGCCAAGCGCGGCAACAAAAGAAAAACCCGCGCCCGTAAAGAAAGCGCCGAAGTTCAAAGTTGCTGGTGCCAAAACAATCAATCCATCCGAGATTTCCGGTGGTGGGCCATCAACTCTCCAGAAGGGGAAATCCCGCAGGACTGGATAGGAAAAGTGATCGACCTTTCTACGCACCCTGACTCTGACCCCGACATGATGGGGGGGGGGGGCTAATGCGCTGTTTACTATCGCTTTACGATAGTTGATTTCCCTACGCCAGAACGTCGATTTTTTTTGCGACGCGGGAGCGGAGGGTGGCGAGCATGTCGCGCTCGGTCATGCCGGTCGCCCACTTCGGCCGGAGTTGGTAGTGGGGCTCGTCGTTGAATTTCCAACGGCCTCCCCACTCGAATCCGAGGGATTCGCCGAGGGGTCCGAGTTCGCGGTAGAATGGGTGGTCGCCGTGGTAGGTCTTGCCGTCTTTGGAAAATACGGCGATATCGAGGGCCAGCGAGTAGTTATGCATGGAGGCGCCACCGGCGGCGTTACTGACCCTAGGGCCGGGCGTGGTGCGGCCTTTGGCGTAGAGGGCGTCCTGCTCGGCCCATGTGCGAAGGCCACAGATGCACTTGACGTCTAGGTTGAGCGGCGCGGCGAGCTTTTTGGCCGCAAGCATAAAAGAGGCGGCGCGGGCGTACAGATCCGGGTGGAGGGTCGAGAGGTTGCGCTCGCTGCGTTCGTCGAGGTTCATTTGTCGCGGAGGAGTTTGGCTTCGCCGTATTTTGACCAGGCGAATGCCATTCCGTTTTCGCCTGGGGATTCGGGTGGCGTGTTGGGAATGTATTTTGCGGATAGGGCGAGTTGGAGGTTTCCGAGCTCGCCGATGCGCTCACCGAAGGGCGGGATCGGCACGTTGACGCAACTGGTCAAAAAGGCCATGCCGAGGAATACAAATGACAAGAGGACCATCAACAGCGCGATCCGGCGGGGTCTCATTTTCCTTTGCGGATCACGTTGATGAGGCCGACGAGGCCAAGGCCTGCGGCGACAATTTGGTTTTGAAGCTCGGGCTCGAGGTTCACGCCTGCCGCTGTGGCCAGCAGGATGAGCCCACGCCAGGTGGAATTTTCGGACAGCTTGTCGAGGATTTTAAAAAGAAGGACCATACTATTGGGGCCGCGTGTCAAGTTTGCGCTCCACTCTTTCGATGACGCTGCGGGCGGATGCGATGACGGTGAGCATTTCGGAGTTGGCTGTTTTTAAGTGCTGGACGAACTCAGCTGTCTGAGTGTCCATGCGGTTTTGCAAGTTGTCGAGGCGGCCCGTGAAGTAGCGGAACAAGACGCCGATTGCGGCGAGCCCGATGACGAGGAGGGCGACGAAGAGCCACCGGTCGGATTGACCGCTGGCGTAGTTCGTGATGTCGAGGATTTCCTTTTGCATTATGGTGCGGTGAGGGCGGCCGCGATCTGGTCGCCGGTGCTGGCTACGGTGGCGGTGTTTTTTAACCGTTCACCAATACTTCCGACGGTGGTGAGGCTGCTGGTAAGTGTTTCCCACACGGCGGCGGCGGTGAGGACTGCCGTGCCGGTGGTTGACCCTACGGGGACTCCGCTTGCCACACTTGACGCCCCTGGGATATATGCCGATCCCGTCAACGCTCCGCTGGCGTAGCTCACGCCGTTGCGGACATCGGTGGCGGCTGGCATTGCGGCGTTCTGCGTGGCGTCGATGAGGGTTTTCGCGCCTGCGGTGTCGCAGTAATTAAAGACGGCGACATTGGTGTTGGCTTTTTTGAGGCGGATGCCTGTGCCGCTTATTGGAGACATTCCGAAAGTGCCGTATTCGATTTCTTGGATTTCGATGATTCCAAGTCCTGCGTTTGATGCGCCGGGAGTCGGAGACAAGCCAGATGTGTTACCCGGCCCGTAGGCGTTAGCCTTTGCTCGCCCCAGATTAATTGTTCCTGTTGATGCGTTGTTGACGCCTGCTCCGGTGTTCCCAGCCGTGGCAATTCCAGTTATTGTAACTGTTCCAGTTGAGGCATTGTTGACGCCTGCTGCTCCTGCGCCTGTGGAATTTCCCGTAATCGTAACCGTTCCACTTGATGCGTTGCTGACGCCCAAAGACCCCGCAGCGAGGACATTTCCCGTAATCGTAACCGTTCCAGTTCCGACATTATTGACGCCAAGGCCCCCAAAAGCGGTGACATTTCCAGTTATTGTAATGTTCCCGTTTCCTTGACCCTGCACTGCGTTGGCCGACCCTCCAGACCCGCCTGTAACATTGCCGGTGACGACGAACCTCCCAGTCGATGAATTATAAAGGCAATACGCATTAGACCCACTGCCGCCTGTCACATTCCCAGTAACATTGACGGTTCCGGCATTCACGTTGTTAATACCTATCGTGTTTGTCCCTGGCCCGCTCGTTACATTTCCGACGATTGTTGCACTGGACCCAAAAAATTGAATACAGGCGCGGGCGGCGGTAGTCGTTTTATTGGTGACATTTGCCGTGAGAGTGACGCCGTCATTCAGTGTGAAAAGGCCACTGCCTGCGTTTGAAACTTCGTCACAAGTGACATTGGCTGTGATCGTGATTGTGTGGCCGGTGCTGGCGCGGGCCTCGTCGCCAACCGTAGGCACAACTCCACCGACCCATGTCGCGGTTGCGTTAAAGTTGCCTGTGGCGGCAGATAGTATGAGGGCCATGGCTTAAAGTCCTTTCGCGGCGATGTATTGTTGCAATGCGGTTTGGATAGCTCTCACAGCTTGCTGGGTGGCTTCGTCGCTTCCTTCCAGTGATCCGAGAGCGATTCCGATTGCGGCTTCGTCTGCGGTGATGACCTCGCCGTCATCGATGCGGGTCGGGATGAGGCGCATGGCAACATTGGCGTCCCTCGATCCATCGCCGTTGTATTTGCCCGTGATGGCGAGGTTGAGCGAGTAGCGGTCGTAGGATTTGCCGTCGATTTGGAGTGGGTTGGTAGCGTTCATATATGGATATGGGTTGAGTTTTTAGCTGTAGGAAAGTGAGGCGCGGTTGGTCCACGCGCCGGTGGAATTGAGAGTGGTGGTGGTGCCGTCGGAGGCCATTTCAATGCGGGAAATATCCCAGCTTGCAGAGCTGGTGCTTGTGCCGGTCGGGGCGCGGCCTATGTAGTTATAGGGTGCGGCGAATGCCGAGAGGACGAGATAGCTGCTAGATCCTCCGCCGGAGTTTAAGGCGTAGACGGTGCCTGTGCTTGGGTGGCGGGCATAGAGTATGCCGTCGGCGTGGTTAACCGCGATCTCTCCGAGGGCGAGGTCTTGGCTCGTCGGAACGCGTGCGGCGACGGTCGATTTTTTCGGTATTAGGACATTGGCCATGGTTCAGCTTTCAGTTTTCAGAGTTCTTTTCAGAACCCGAAAAGCGGTGGGCGGAATAGACCGCGCCACCGCTAGGGATTTGGATTTGGACTAGTAGGTGCCGCAATCAATCGTCACGTCTGCGATTGTGACGTTGCTGATGGCTCCGCCAGTGATGCTGACGTTGCTCGAGGCTTGGGTGGCGATGCTGCCGAGGCCCAATGTCGTGCGTGCTGCTGCGCCGTCGGCATCGTCCACAAGGGAGCGTCCGAAGCTGCTGAAGTCGGCAACTGCGGCTGTGCCTGCGCCTGTGAAATACGGCACTTTGTCGGCAGCGCTGGTCAGACCGGCGATGGCGGCGAGTTCGGCGTCGTAAGCCTGGACATTCGATCCGATGGCGACTCCGAGGTTCGTGCGGGCCACGCTGACGTCGGTGAGGTCGCTCAGGTTGCTGGCCTTGGCGAGCTTGGTGCCGAGGGCAGTCGTGAGGGTCGAGGTGTAGTTCGCATCGTCGTTGATGGCGGCTGCGAGCTCGTTGAGCGTGTTGAGAAGATCAGGCGCTCCGTCCACGAGGTTGGAGACTGCCGTATCGACGTAGCCTTTGTTGGCGGCGTCTGTGCTGGCTGTCGGGTCTGCGAGGCCAGTGATCTTTTGCGTGTTCAGTGAAACGGACGCGGATGGCGCGGCCATTTGGTCGAGGCGGCTGGTGCGGACTTGCGTATCGAAGTCGCTGATTTTCGACGCGGTGAGCGTCGGGATGTCGGTGGCTTCGAGGTTCGCGCCTGTGGTGACGAGCCCTTTGGCGTTGACCGTTACTTTGGTGTGGGTGCCTGCGCTGACGCCGCTGTTGGCGAGCACGGCGCTGATCGAGGCGTTGGCCGAGCCATTGAAGGATGATGCTGTGCCGGTGACGTCGCCTGTAAGGCTGATGTCGCGGCCAGTTGCCAATGCGGTTGCTGTCGCGGCGTTGCCGTCGATGCTGCCGGAGATTGTCGATGTGAAGGTTTTAACGCCAGCAACGGTCTGAGCCGAGGTTTTATCGACGAATGCGCCCGAGCCGCCAAGGCTCAAGACACTTGTTCCATCGCCCACGTAGACGACGCCTGAGGCTGTGTTTAAGGCCAACTCGCCCGCCAGCAAAGAGCTGGGGACTGTCGTGCCGCGTTTGATTTTTAGAATTGGAGCTGCCATATTATGTTATTAGTTGCGTTTGTTGTTGGTTGGGTTCTCTGTTGGGAGAGTGTCAAAAAAGTTAATATTCGCCCGCGTCGATGGTGCCCGGGGCTTGTTGGTAGGTGGTGCCGGTCCAACGCCAAAGCGTGCCGAGGTCGTCGGCGAGGTAGAGGCGCTGGAGGCGTCCGGGGGTGGGGAAATCCGCGCGGCTTGGGTAGACGACAACCGGCTCGGCGTAGTCGGAGATTTCGGAAATCGTGTGCGTGTGGACGGCGGCGGCTTTGTTGGCCAGCTCGGCGGATACCCAGAGATCGTAGGCGGGCGACCCGGTCGTGGCAGAAAATAGCGCCCAGCTAGAATGGCCGGGTGGGTAGCCGGGATTGTTCGGGTTTGAAACTCTTTTGTAGAGGAGACCGTCGGTGTAGGTGACGACGTCACCGTAAGTGTAGTCGAGGCCGTTGTTATAATCGCCGAGATAGTTGACTGGCTCGGGCTGGAGGGCGGTGTCTGCGAGAGCGCCTTGCGCGGCGGTGGCCTTGCCGGCGAGGGTGGTGGTAAGGCCGGTGACGTCTGTGATTGTGTGCGTGTGTGGAGAAGGTGGAAACTCGGTCGGCTTGCCGGTGATCGAGCTCCACGAAGTGGCGGCGAGGCGGAGAATGGCCTGCGCGGTGCGGAGCGGGGTCATCCAGGAGGAGTTATCGGTGCCTGCCTCGGCTTGCGCTTGGGTCGCTTTGCCGTCGGGCATGGCGATGGGCGTGGCCTCGGTGCCGATGATGACGGAGTTCTGGATCTCCACGGGGAGCGTGGCGGTGCGGGTTGCTTCGCCGGTGGCGGTCCATCGGACCTCGAGGAGGGCGGTGACTACGGCGGGCGAGGATGCGAATGCGGCCTCGAGCGGGACGGTGTTGAGATCGAGCACGCCGGCGGCGGCGAGGGCGAGGAAATTGGCGTCGGCGTAGTTGGCTTTTAGCGCGGTCGTGAAGGTCGTGCCGGAGGGCGTGGCGACGGCGGCCCCGCGTTGGACGAATTGGATCTCGATGGGGAGAAGGTCGCGGCGCTTGAGCGTGAGCGAGGCGAGGGCGGCGGAGGATGCCGCGCTTTTTACGAACCGCCGAGATGTGATGTCGATGAATAACTTCATGCCGCTACGAGGCGGCGTGATGTCAAATGCGCGGAGGGCGCGGAACTAGGTCAGGAGCGGAGCGGAGGGGGAAAACTCACGCGGAGGCGCGGGGGTCGCGGAGGGGGTGGGAAGTTTTAAGTTTTAAGAATTAAGTTTTAAGTCGGGAGCCACAGCTTCCCATTTGCCGAGGGGACAGCGCTCGGTTGCCATGCGGAGTTTCGCCCACGTCGAGCATCCGCATTTGCGACAGCGGCCCGTGGCGTTGAGTGCCTGCGCGTCCCATTCGGGACACGCGCGGCACGTTGCCTCGCGGGTGGCGAGTGCTTCCGGTGGGGTGGTCGCGAAGCCGGAGCGAGCAAAGCGAGTGCTGGCGGCAAGAAAATCCGCAAAGATTTTTGTGCCTTTTTCTAGTCCAAAATGCGCGATTAGTTTTTCCTTATTCATTGTTTAATCCGATTGTGACCGTCCAATCGTCGCAATCGTCGCAATCTCCTGGGTTAAAAGGGAAACACCCGTAAAATTGGTGTGTTCCAGAAGGATCGATTGAGCTTGGGAAAGCCGAAAGACTTACGCACTGGAATGGGACTGAGCCGTTAGAGTTGTATAGCTTGACCTCCCAATTTATCCAATTATTCCCACCGCAATTTTGCCAAATAAGCGTCATAGTTCCGCCATTTGCTAAAACCGCAAAAGTGTGCCAGATGTAAGGATTCGGGTCGCCCGGATACGCTTCATAGCACTGCTCGTCGGTATCTTGATAGACTATTGGCGAAAAATTTGTGGAAATGAATTTATATTTCCCAGTGGGTCTGTTGCTGCAATTACACCCACAGCACGCGCAATTAACAGCGCGAAGGCCGCCGTCGGTTTTGATTTTTACTGCGCCGGTGGATGTGAGGCCGAGGGTCATGGAAGAGAGTTTTAAGTTTTAAGAATTAAGTTTAAAGTTGGCGTGGTTCGGTGACTGGTGGCTCTTAAGACTTACAAACTTTATACTTAAGACTTGTGTCAGCATTCCTCTGTGGCGATCCATTGCAGAGTGCCGTCTTTCACTCCGAGGACGTGGGTGCCGGTGGTGGGCGCGGCGGGGAGCAGGAGGGTTCGTTGGCCGTTGCCGCTCTCGCTCACCCAACTCGAGTCGATATCGATGGCGACGGCGTTGAAATTTTGATCGAGGTCGCGGCCTTTCAAGGAATACGGATACGCTCCGGAGACTGGCGTGTTAGCCGCGCGGGCGAGGGCCTCGAATTTCACGGGAAGGTCCATGGTCTATGATGAAGGGGGCGGCGGATCGTTTAGATAGTCGAAGCCTACGGGAAACAAGCTGGGAATAAAAGTGGCGCGCTCCTCCCAAATGTCTCCGTAATACTGGAACTCAGTCAGGCTTTTTGCGATGGCATATTGAATGGACGCTGAGACATTTGCGAATGGCGCGCCCGATGGGCCAGGGCCAAAAATTTCAACTGAACTAAAACTTCTGCTTGTGATTTTGGTGCCTGCGGCGGCATAGCCGATTTGTTGTCCAGCGTATATTTCAAGAGAAGTGAGGTTGGTAGTCATCAAATTTATATCGCCCCGCCCACTACGGACTTCTTTGGAAAACTCTACGACAATAAGAAATTTTTTTGAAATAAACCTAGGTTCGCCGTTGTCTGGGTGGTAATAAGCTGCACCAAAAGATAGACCCTGCGAATAGGGCAAGGCTATAGCCCCGCGAGACTCAACTTTTTGCACGCCTGCGCTGCCGGGGGCGAGGCCGTAGGCGCTGACAGTGGCGGATTGGAGACCGTTGCCCAGCTCGCGGTATTCGGGCAGGCCGTAGACTTTGGCGCTGGTGCCTGCATCGTCGGCGGGGAACGGATCGCCGGGGACGGCGACAGGCCCCAGGGTGTCGAGATTGCCGATGAATTCCTGCTGGAGGAGGACAAGGCCGCTGCTCCATGTTCTTGTGATGCGACCAGGCTGCGGAATCCAATCGCTTAAGGATGTGTAGAGCGTCATGTCAGTACAGGGCTGGGGAGCTTGTTGCTCAGGGTGGTGACGAGGGTTTTAATGTCGGAGACGAGGGATTTTAGTTCCGAGAAAATGCTGGTGTCCGAGGCGGGGGGCTCGGGCATCGGTGAGGTGCCAGTTCCGAAGTTCGGGACAGAGTCGGTGAGGTTAAATTTAAAGGGCTCGGAAAATGCGGCTGCGGCGGCGGACTTGAGCGAAGCGAGCGAGTCGGCGAAGGCGGCCATGTCGAACTTGGCGACGAGATCCACGGGCTTTGCTCCCAGCTCGGCGATGCTGGCGGCGGCGGCGGTTGTGTCTGCGGTGGCCTTCACTTTGACCTCGGTTGGCGCTTTGCCAGACTGAACGATGGCATAAACGGCGGCTTGCACATCGGCCAAAGATCCGCCCATGTCTTTTGCGACGATCTCGGCAGTGGCTCCGTTTCCGATGGCGGCGATGGACTCCTTGTATTCTTTCAGCGACGCAAATCCTTGCTCCTTTAGAGTGAGTAAAACTTCTTTGGTTGGAGCGAGGTTTCTAACCTCATCGGCGGCGGACTTCCAATCGTCTTTGCCTGTCAGTTTGATCGCCAAATCCACATCCTTCTGAGTGGGCAGGCTGTAGAGGATTTTCTGCAAATTTTCGACTGAGTCCACCCCGGCGGTCTTCATCCCAACCTCGATATTTTTGCTTTCCATCAGCCCAAGGATCTTGCGGGCTCCAGTGAGATCGGACTGCCCGGTGAGCTTGAGGGCCACATCGATGGAATGCTGCGTGGCCGTGGCACTATTGATCTCGGCCAGAAGGGTCTTCCAGCGCTTGTCTTCGACCGTGGTGGTGACGGTGATGATGATGTCTTTGCCCGAAATGGCGTCGGTGATCTGCTTGGTCCTGAGCATGGCGTCGGCAAAGGCGTTGGCGTTCGCTTCGCCCATGCCGGATTCGGTGGATTTTTTCCACGCGTCGAGCCATACCTTGCGCTCCTCGAGGGCTTTTTGTTCGGCTTGGTTGCCGGTCGCTTTGGCGGTGGCGAGATCGAGCTCAAACTGGAGTTCAGCTTGCTTGGCGGCTTGGATTTTTGTGACGGTGTCGAGTTGCGTATTGAGTTCCTGCGTGACTTGTTTTGCGCCTTCGGTGGCTGGGATCATGGCTGTCTCCATCGATGTGCGGGTCGCTTTGCCGCTGGCCTCGATGGCCGCCATCTCAGCATTCATTCGCTTGGTGGCGTCTTCGGCTCCGAAAAAATCCTCTTTAAATACGCGAGTTTTTGCGGCGGTTTTATCAAATTCTTGAGTCACGAGAGCGGCGGCTTTGGCGGTCTCGCCCATGTTGGCAATCTGAGCTTCGCCGAGCTTGGTATTTGCGGCGTCGAGCACCTGAAACATCCGGTCGCCTGCGGCTTGGAAGCCCGGCAACTCGGAGACCGCTGCGGAAAATGTCATGAGCGCCTCGGTGATGTGTCGCCCAAATGTGAGCGCGGCATCGGTGAGCGCGCTGCCAATATAGGCTCTGACCGCTGATGCCAAGTTAGTCTCCATCGACTTGACCAAAAAATCAATGACCGTGGAGGACGTATTAAAAAACGCATTGCCGAAAGTCTTTACTGCGACCTCGAACGAGGTGCCGTAGGCCTTAATGGTGGCGATGGGATCATTAAAAGCCCCAATGAGTCGGTCTGCCAAGCGGACGACTATGTCCATGGTGGCCTTCCCCCAACCGGCAGCATCCACGCCACTGAGGGCGGCAGTGAATACGTTCAAGGCTGGTAAGGCTTTTTCTAAAAATCCGGCGGCAAACTCGAGCACCTTGTTGTTAAGAGCGGCCATGTTATCGCCCACTGAGTCGAAGGCGGCGGCGGAGCGATCCATTACGCCTGGGAGTCCGCCGAGTTGCCCTTTGGCCCCTTCGATCTCTCCGCTGAAATTTTGAAGAATAGGAAGAAGCTCTCCGCCGGATTTACCGAAGATCGACATTGCGGCCTCGGCGCGCTGCGCTGGATCTTGAATAGAAGAGATGCGCTGCGCGAATACGCCCATTTGGTCTGTGGGTGTCTTCCCTGCGAGATCGTCCATGGTGATGCCGAGTCTGGACATGGCGTCGGATTGAGCGGCTCCGCCTTGAGCGGCGTCCACCATGAACTTTTGCATTTTGTTCATGGAGCTGCCGACAGCATCGGCGCTGACTCCGGTATTCGTGAAGGCGCGCTCGAGAATGAGGAGATTGCCAGCGCTCTCGCCGGTGCGGGAGGAGAGATCATTGAGCTTGCCGCCTAGGTCAATGGCTGCGCCGAATTGATCGACCACAGCGCGGGCGGCGGCGGTGGCGGCCTCAATAGCCATCATGCCGACCTTGACGGCGGCACCGGCAACGCCTGCGGCGAGGCCGATCTTGCCGAAAGACATATCAAATCCATTGGCGGCTCCTGCGCCCTTGGCTCCAAAATCGTTGATGCTATTCGTGACGCTCTTTAAAGAGTTGCTGAGGCCTTCGTCTTTGGCGCCGAGGGTGACTGTAATATCGCTCATTGTAGTTCGGCTTGTTTGGCTTTTTCCGCTTTAATGGCGTGGGACATCATGCTCATCATTTTTTTCTTCGCCAGGTTGACGGCAAAAGATTCTCCACCGGCATCGAGGGTGGCGCGGGCGTAGGACACAGAGTTGGTAATCGCGATGGAAAATCCCATGCCTTCTTTTTGCATGGCGGCGACCATGCCCGCAGCTTTGGGCATATTCCGCTGGACCCATGACGGCACGCCCTTGAGGGGCTCGCGCACGTCGGCGTTGCACTTCTCGGCCACAATGGCCCAGCCTGCCTTGGCGATGCCGACTTTTTTCAGCGTCTCTTTGAGATACTTGCGATAGGTTGCTTGCTTAATGAGAGCACGGTTAAGGAGGCCGAGGCGAGTGGTCTGCCCGGCGGCGGTCTTGTGCGATTTGTGCCAAGACTTGGCTGCACCGACATCGGAAATTTGCGTCTGCGTATCGGTCGCCCACACAATGCCGCTTTTGCTATGGAGTGCCGCGCCGCCGGAGCTGAATGCGGTGCCTTTTTTTAGCTCTTTCCACCAGGTTGGATTAATGATGGTAAATATGCTGCGGATGTCTCCGGCGACTTGCTTCTCTCCTGCTTGCTTGGAGGTCCCGCTTGTGCCTGACGGCGCGGTGTAGCGCATGCACTCGAGCGCGCAGAGCCGGGCGGCATTATTGACAAGCTGGCCGACCTCTTTGCCGACAAGCATTTCGTATTTCTTCATTTTCCGAAGAAACTTGGTGTCGTCGATTTGTATGCTTGGAGTTGCCATGTTTTATTTAAAGGCGTGCAAAGACGGCTTCTATATCGCTTGCCAAGTCAAAAGCGGCGGGGGTGTTATTGCGCTTCCATGCTTTGGGGGCTCCCTGCGCGGTGGCGTCTGCGTGCAGGAGTTGCAGTCCTGCCGTGAATGGGACCTCGAATAAAATGGCGTGATGGCCCCAACCAGTGATCTTCGCAACTTGGTAAACATATGATGCGAGCCAGTTGGGGCTGTTTAGTTTCCCGCTGAGTTGCCCGTGGCTGAGGTGGACTCCGATGCGTTGATGCGCTCGAACTCGAGCTTGACGGCCTCGGTGAGCGCGGTCTGTGCTTCGAGGGTCGTAAAGTTTTCGATGTGCCATTTACGGACGGCGCGGGAGAAGGCGTCGGGGTTGTCTGCGATCTCGAGCACTTCGTCGAGCGGGACGGTGTGGACGTAGCCGAAAGCGGCGACCGACCAGAAGTTGCCTTTTTTGCCCGTGCTGTTGCTCTGCACGATATCGATGGTGCCTGGCACAAAGCGCCGGAGCTTGAGGTCGCCGACTTTGGTGGACCCGGGGCGCATGCCTTGGAGTCGGAGGGCTTCGTCGTCTTTTGCAAAATCGTTGTCGGTGGGTTTTTGTTTTGTTTTCATTTTTTTGGTTTTGGTTTTTAGAAAAACTTCGCGAATTTTTGACGCGTTTCCTGCGTGGCGTTTTCGGAGAGAAGAAGGATTTTGCCGTTGCGGCGGATCTCAATTGTGCGGGATGTGGTGTGGTGGAGATCGATGAGACGCTCCCTGTTAATAAATCCGGCGCGGATGTAATTGACAGGGTGCTCGGCATCGGACTCCTCGAGCTCGGCGTGGCCTTTGGTCATCCAGTGGATGACCTTGCTGGCGCGCATGCCGCGTGGGCCATCTTCGGCGACCCAGTAGGCGCTGGATTCTTTGCCGTCTTCGCGGGCGATGCGGACGCAGGGAGTGGATTCGTGGAAGTCAAAGCCGAGCGTGGCGAGTGCCGAGGCGGCTTTGAGGTTACCGGTGGACGTGTAGGAGCGGTTCATTATTTCGGGTTCTATTTCTCAAAAAAGGGCGGCTCCCGGTTAGCCGGGGAGCCAGCGGCGTAGGGATTTTATTGCGCGGTGAGCGTGAGGTCGTATTGCGTGGCGGCAATTTTGACCTTGGCGAATCCGTCGGAGCTTTTGGAAACAACCACAGAATCCACAAGGATCGTGCCTCCGAGTTGCCCCATAGCGGTATTGGCAATGGAGGCCATCTCGTCGCCGACCTCTACGTCCGATGAGGACGCAAGGCCTTCGATGGAAATCGAGGCCTTTTTGTTGAAGCGGTGCGTTTGCACGATGTCGCCGGTGATGTCCATGACCTCGGCTTTGTCGGACGAAACATCGTAGCTGAACGACTGAACCATCATCCCGGCTTCGTCGGTCATTCCGAATTCGGTCGTTTGAGTGGAGAAAAATTTTGCGGCCATAATATTATGAGTTGGAGGCTGAGATTTGGATTTCGGCAAAGCCCTCGAGCGAGCGAGAGGTGGAGATGGAATCGATCTTCCAAGTGCCAGTAGGAGCCCCAGTGAGAGCCAATGTGGCGCCCACGGTTTGCGCTGCTGTGAGATCGCCTACGGCGGATATGGAAAGCTCTTCTTTGAAGCCATAATAGCCAACGGCGACGGTCTCACCGTCCGGCCCTTGGAGTTCCGTTTTTTGCGCTGACTTGGTGTGGTCCATCGACTTGACGAGCAAGCTGGCGCTCGAGATGCCGGTGATTCCAAAAGTTTGAGTGGTAGATGGCATGGTTGGTGGGTTTCGTTATTTTGTGGGTGTCAAATTTCGGCAACGAGGCCGAGGGAGATTTGCAACGTGCAAAGCCACCGGCCTTCGGAAATGGAGTTGTTGATCGAAGTCAAAACAGAACCAGCCAGGCGCAATGTGGCGGGAAAATAATCGGCGAGGTCGTTGGGCGGGACGGCGAGCGAATGCAGCCGGGCGCTCAGGGATTGGTGGGCGTCGAGGCCGCCTTCCAGTTCGCAGGGTGTGGCCAATACCAGCGACACCGTGGCTTTTGATATGTTGGCAACGAGGACTGTGTTGGACTCGAGGCCAACGACGATCACGGGCTGGTCGCCGGGGATGGTCTCGGCGCTTTGTCCGGCCAAGATAGTGAGGTCGGCAAGGTCGGGATCGGCGAGGAGCCAATCGCGGATGGCGAGTTCGAGGGCTGCGTTCATAAGGAGGAGCCGGGGGAAATCATGGCGACGTATTCGCCTGGGGTGGTGACGACTTCCTTGAGGGTCTGGAGCGTGTAGGCCTTGCCGCCGATGAGGATCTGCTCGCCACGGCGCGGCGGGGTGGCAAGGGACGTGGCCAAAAATCGGCAAGTGAACTCTCCGCCCTGGCGAAGTCCGCCGGTCTCGAGATCAAGGCCGATGGCGATGGGCGAGAGCACGACGCGAAGGGGCTGGCTGCGGAAGGTGGCCGTGGTGCCAAGGGCGGAATTGCGCAGCGCGGCGGCGGTGAGAGTGAAGGTGCGGATCGCGTCGGGCGACATACCCGTGGCGAGGTGTCAAAAAGAAAAGCCCGGCAGGGAAAGGCTCCTGCCGGGCTTTGCGGGTTGGGCGCTGTGAGGCGCGAGGAATTAAGCGATGTCGATGATGGCCATCGTGCCGCCTGTCACGCCTTTCGCTGCACCGAACATAAGTTCGAGCGATGCGTTGACTTGGCGATTCGCTGTGGAACCCCATACATTGTACTGCACCGAGATGCCGAGCTGTTCGAGCGTGACCACTTCGCTGATCGAGAATTGGTTGCGAACTTCGTCTGCGATTGCTGGAGCGGCTGCCGCCATTGCGATTGCGTCTGGAGAGCAAGCGAATCCTGCCATGCCTGATTCTCCTGCGAAGCTGCTGGCGTAGAAGACACCGGCATCAAATCCGTAAGCGCCAGCGGAGAGCGGGAGGCTCTGGCTGCTGGTGGGCAGGAGTTGGCTGTAGAGCGCGGGGCTCAGAACGAGACCTTTGCGGTCGCTCTTGGCCACTGCGGCCCAGAGTGCCTTTAGGTTGGCGAAGTTCGTGCCTGTGAGGTCTGCGGTGGTGACCGATGCTGCCCCGAAATTTGCTACGGTGATCGGGGTGGTGGCCACTGCCCAGATCTTGTCGGCGAGTGCATTGAGGTTGGAGATGATCAAGCGATCTAGGCGATGACCGGATGCCAACTCAGCGGCTGAGATGGCGAAGGGCTGGAAGAGGTGATCAAGTGTGACCGTGATCTTACCCACAGTGTTGCCGCCGCCGGGCTCGAAGTTGGTCGGGTTTGTGAGTGTCGATGCTGCCGCTGTGACGAGCGGAACCTGGACGGTGTCTTTAGCCGTCTTAACGTCGGACGAGAAATCCGATGCGAAGATGTTGAGCGCCGCGAGGCGGTTTGCGAGGACGGTTTTGGTCTGTGCGGAGATAGAATCCGCAACCAGAGCTGAGTCGAATGTATTTGCCATATGAGTGGTGTGGTTGTGTTTGGTTTGTGTTGGTTGGGTTTCTCCTCGGCTTAGGCTTTGGAAATTTTTTGGCGTGCTTGCCAGATGAGAGCTTTGTGCTTCTCAAAAAGGGCGGATGCGGCTCGGCGGTCGCCGGACTCTACGGCGGCGAGATACTCGGCGACGGGGTCGAGGGCTTCCGGTGCGGCATTGGAAATGATGGGAACGACGCGGGCGGCGGAGAGGCCGAGGCTGCGCTCGAGGCGGGCGAAGGATTCGCGCTCTTCGTTGAGCTCGTCGCGGAGGGTCTCCACTTTGGCGGAGTAGGCTTGGAGGGCGAGGATGGCGGAGTCGCGCTCGGCTAAGATGGCGTTGTATTTTGCCAAGATCGAATCGGCGGCGGCGAGGGATACGGGGCTGACAATGGGCTGGGGTGTTGCATCTGGTGCGACTTCGACTTGGTCGGCGGGCGCGATCTCTTCGATGATCTCGATCTCTTCGGCGGGAACGGAGTCGCTGACGATGCTATCGGCGATGACTTCTTCGACGATCTCGGGCTCGGGTGTGATTTCTATTTCCATACGATGTGGCTGGGCTGTCAAATTGGCGGGGGCGTTTTTGAATTTCGCCATTCTGGCGAATTTATTGGAGGAGGCGGCGAGGGATAGGGTGTCGGTGATCTCGTCTATGAATCCGGCGGAGAGGGCTTCGGCGGCGGTGAACCATGTCTCGGAGTCCATCCACTCTTGGATCTGCTCGGGGTCTTGTCCGCTCTTGGCGGCATAGGCTCCGACCATGTTGGACCGGATCTTGTCGAGCAACTCGGCTTGGTCGCGGAGCTCGGCGGCGTCTCCCATGGCAACGCCCCAGGGATTATGAATCATGTAAAATCCATTGGCGGCCATCTTGACTGGCATACCGGCGAGGGAGATGACGGTGGCCATGCTGGCGGCGAGGCCTTCGATCTGGACCTCTACGTTGCCGCGACGCTGCAAGGCGTTGAAAATGGCGTTGCCGTCGAAGACTTCTCCGCCTGGGGAGTGGATCTTGAGGACGATCTTGTCGGTGGCGGGGATGGCCTTGAGGTCGGTGATGAATTGCTTGGCGCTGATGCCATACATACCGATCTCGTCGAAAATGGAGATTTCGGTTTCGCTGACCGAGGGCTTAGGAGTGAGGGCATACCAGTTACGCATGTGATTCTGTTTGGTTGTCAAAGGCGGCGTTGCGGATGCGGGCACTGGGGAGGTGCATGCGAGCGCACATCCAGCGGTAAATGCGGGAATCGATGAAATGGCTGGCGGTGACCTTGTCGAAGGCGGCGGCGTTGTTCATCTGCGGAGATCGGTAGGTGGCGGTGGATCGGAGATCCTCGACGGCGCGGTCGATGAGCGCGCAAAGGAGGGCGCGGATGGGCTTGCTCTCAGCGTCGAGCTTCTCGTCGACTGCGGAGGAAGTCTGCGAGGTTGAGCTGAAGTACTCTTGGTGGTTCTTTATCATTTTCTTTTTGTGGTGGGAGTGGGGCCATCAAGGGGCGCTGCCACTTGGTCCGCAGCGCGTTGATGAAGGTGATGTGCTCAGGGGATGGGGTTGCCGAGAATGGAAGAGGCATGGCTTGGGAAGACGTCGGAGGGGTTGAGGCCGAGGGCGGCGCATTTTTGCTGGCGGCGGATGTAGGTATGGAGGATGTCGTCTTCCTCAGCTTGGGCATCCAAGCCGTGGATGTTGCAGTAGCGCTCCCAGCTCATGTAGCCGGAGTCGAGGAGCTGGGCGTAGAGACGGCCGTCGCGTCCGTTGTCTACGGTGATTTTCTTTGGGGTGACCCATTCGTGCCTCCACCAGTCGTCTCCGGGGTAGGGCAAGTTGCCGGATTGGATCTCATGCCAGAGCCAGTATTTCCAGAAGGGGCGGCAAAATTGATCGACGAGCATTTGCTGGAGACGCTCGAGGAAGTTCTGCGCGACTTCGAGGAGGCCTCGGAACTCGGTGCCTGCGGTGCCGACGAAGACCATGAGGGCCTCGGGGGGAAGGCCGATGCCTCGGGCGATCTCGCCCATGATGGTGCGGATGAATGGCTCGAAGGCGGTGCCGGGGTGTTCGTTCTTGAAGGATTGGATGGATTCGCCGGGCTTGAGCTTGGGAATGAGGGTGCCGTTGTAGAGGGTCTCGGTGGTGATCTCTTGGTTGTCGGCGCTCTGGATATTCGACAGGCCGCCGCCGAGGCGGACGGCTTCATCGCTGGTGATGGCGAAGGCGACTTGGGCTCCGGCTTTGGCGGATCCTTTCTCGTAGGCCATATACTCGGCGAGGTCGTGGCAATTGATGATGGCGTTGTGCAGCCAGGAGATGCCGCGTGGGTAGCCGCTGCGGCGGACGTGGCGAAAGTGCAGCATGTCGGCGGCGGGGACGTCTTGGTATTTCCCATTGGCGCGGTCGGTGATGACGCGGTAGCTAGTGGGTGCGCCGAACTTATCGAGCAGGACGCCGTCGTAGGCGCGGTCGGAGGAGTCGGCGGTGCTGCCTATGGCTTCGCCGCCGATGAAGCGGACGCGGGTGCCGCCTGCTTCGGTGCGGATGAACTGGGCGAAGAAGTCGCCATCGACGGCGACTTGCCGAAGGATGAGAGACTGCGCGCCGTAGAAATTCACCTGGGCGGAGGCGTCGAATGCCCACGTCTCGGCGCAGGCGCGGTCCTCGAAGAGGCGCTCGGCTCGGCGGTTCCACTCGGGATCGGAGGTGCGTGCCTGCGGGACGATGCCGGTGCCGACGGCGCGCTGGGCGAGATGCTCGATGAGGTAGGAGGCGATGCCGACGTTATTGTAAAGCCAGCGGGATTTTTTAAGCAGCTCGAGGCGGGTGGCGGGGGTGGCTTCGCGCTTGGGCTCGAGGGTATTTAAAACGATGAGGCCGCGATTGCGGGAGAACTCGGCGGCCTCGAAGGCGGCGGCTTTGGGTTTGCGACCGGCTCCGGGACGGGGACCGCCTCGGTTTGATTTATTTGAATTCGGTTTGATTGCGGACACGCCGAGGCGGGCGTGTCAAAGCGGGGATCAAAGCGGGGTCTCGTAAAGGGAGCGATCGATGACGGAGCAGAGGGAGCGGATGCCGTTGCCTTCGGTGTAAACCTCCATGATCGCCGACAGGCGGTCGGTCTTGGTGAGGGCGGATAGCTGGGCGGAGGTGCCGGTGCCGTCGGTGTTGAGGTTGGTGATGATGGTCTCCTCGATGCCGCTCTCGAGGGCGGATGCCATGGCGAGCAACTCGGCTTTGGTTTTTCCCTGGGCTTTGAGCAGGGCTTTGTAGGCCACGCGGGCGATGGAGTTGTCGTTCACATGGGGCGGGGGGTGTCAAAGGGGAGGGGGAGGACTCACGCGGAGGCGCGGAGGGCGCGGAGGAAAATGCCTTTTTGCTGGCGGCAAGGCGATGGGGGTGTAAGTCTAAAGGGTATGGCCCTTTCAAATGCGATCTTACTGAGTCTCGATAATTGTCCCAAAGATTTCCAAGATGCTTTTTTGAAGGATTACTATCGGCGGGAAAAATCCGTGATTGTGGGATACTTGGCCTGGTTGTTTTTGGGATGGCATTATTTGTATCTGGGGCGGGTGGGATTCCAGTTTGCCTTCTGGTTCACGGGAGGATTTCTTATCATCGGATGGTTGGTGGATTTTTTCCGAGTGTGGGGAATGGTCTCCCGTCACAACCAAGATGTGGCGCGGGAGTTGGCGATCCAATACAAGGCGATGGCGGCTTGATTATTTGATGACCCACCAGGCGACGCCGTGGAGCTTGGTGCAGTCGCCGTAGTGATCTTCGGCGACTTTCTTCCAGTAGAATGGGGCTAGGCGGGAGTGTTTATTCTGGAGGAGTTGCTGGCCTGAGTGTCCGACGATGAAGTCGTTGCCTGCGTCGGAGGGAAGATGGAAGGGAGGCGGCATTTTTTTATTAATGCGCTCGAGGTACAGCTCGATCTTGGCTGTGTGGTCGACGTAGGTGACGAGGCGGAGGCCGGGGTAGCCATTAATGGTGGATTGATTCCATGTGCCGAATGCGGCGGACGAGCCTTTGGAGGGGATGTATAGGCCGCC